TCACTGGAACTGAGGTGCTCACGAGGCATTCCGCTTACTGGCAGTCGCTAAGTGCAGCCGCGGCTCAGGACTGCACATTGCCGGACGCTACGACTCTTCCTAACGGATGGGCTGTGGTAGTTTATGCAAGCGGAGCCGAAGCCATAACGGTCAAGGACGATACCGCAGGAGATACCATAAAAGCCGTTCCCGCAGGCGAGGCGTATCAGTTCGTATTGCTTGATAACAGCGATGCGGACGGCACGTGGCACGTTGTAAAGCTCGACGACCCCGGCGAGGTGGTGGCCAGCCGGTACACCACGACCCATGACGCAACAACCGATTGGGGAGCAGCCGCGGGCGGGTATTACACAATAACCATAACAGCAGCCACGCACGGCAGAGGGACGAGTCCAAACACCGAGTTCTACGAAACCGACGGCACGGATCAGATAGCTGTAATGCCGGACAGAGTTCTTGTAGCAGCAAACGGCGACGTTTCGTTCAGAGTTCCAGAAGATCCTGATCTTAGGTACGCGGGGAAGGTAGTGATCATTTGAGGATAGCAGACTTTATATACAGCTGTATAATCCAAAAGAAGGGTGGGGAGATAGTGGTTAAGTCCTACAACTCTCCCTACCCTGCTTCCCTTGATAAGGAAAGCGTGAAGGACATACTCTTTGCTATAAACGACCAGCACGTGATAGATGACAAGACGATGGCTGACGGCAAAAAGTATAGCCTGAAAATGCTATGCAAAATGTTAGTTAACGGAGCCTGCGAAATACTCGGATTTGAAGTAAAGGAATTTAACCTTGCGAACTAAAGGCGATAAATATATAGACCGCAACCTGTACGTTGCTGGCTTTGGAGAACTCGGCTTCGACACAAAGCTCGGCGATGCCACGTCCGCAACCCCGCACTACATAGCCGTAGAAGAATTTGAGGAAATTGCGTATTTAACTGGCTATACATGGAATGAAGAACTCGAAGAAATAGAACATATGCCTGTTGCCATTGCGTCTGGGTTCTTCTTGGCAGATATCGCCAACATGGGGCCGGAGGAAGTCAAATGCATTTGTGCGGCATTCGGACAAGACGAAGAAGATGCGAATGTTTTTCATCAATTTACACAGCCCATTATCAGCACCGCAGACGAAGACACGGAATTTTATTATTACACGTTCAATCTTAACTCTGGGCTTATTATGGGGGAAGCTCCTGACGCTGATGATATTGAATACCCCTTCTTTATATCTATGTATGAAATTGACGAAGAAAATTCAGAGATAAGAATGATGTTCGGACATACGGGATTGAATATCCGCATGAAACAAGAAACGGTAGATTTGACAGCGGTTGGATTAGGAGAAGTGACGTTTCCGCATATAAAGGCAACGACCTCGCAAAGCGGACTTGATGCGGCATTGTGGAGCATGAGGTTTGGCATATCGTCGTTCGATCTGGACAACGACGCAAACCATAGCTTAATATTCCTGCAATTCACAGAAGGAGCAATGACTGGCGGGATAGAACTCTACCCAGATTTTGACAATAACACACTTGAGCTTACAGAGAGTGATTTCTGGTGCGGTCAAAATATAAGTGCTTACGAAAGAATATCATCATCAGAAGCCGTTGACGCATGGTTGGCCCCAACGATGAAGGATATCACAACGGCGGTAGGGCTTGAGAACACCGCACGGTCAATAGACACCGACGGAAAGTATCTGTATCTTGGCACATACTACGAAGAAGAAGTCTGTCCGTTGCAGATATATTCTCTTGCAGACCCCGCAAATCCTGTTAAGGTAAGCCCGACAACCATAACAAACCTTCCCGCACACGCCATTAAGGGCATACGGTATCAGGGCGGGTATTTGTATATCGCGTTCGAAGCAACGGGAGGGGATGTGTTCCGCATAGTCGATGTGCATGACCCGACAAACCCTGTCGTTAAGGGCGGCTCTGCACTTACGGGGTTTGAAAATAGTGGTGGCGGTGCTACGCTTGATTACGAGAATGGCGTTGTCTATGTCACAGGACAGCAGACGCTATATTCCGTAGATGTTTCAGATGTTGATAATCCCGCAATACTCGACAGTATTGTTCCAATAAGCGACGGTGCATTTGTGTGTTGGACGTGCAAAGTCCAGGACGGATATGTGTATGTAGGCGGCAGGAACTCCACGCTTGGGACGGATATGTTCAGGATAATAGACGCTACCGACCCGTCCGATATGTCCGTAGTAGGCGGTTCCGCTCTCAATATCCCTGACGGTATATGGACGCTGAACGTCTGGGGCGATTATGTCTATATTGCCTCTGGACTGTCATTTATGGAAAGCGACAACCCTAAATTTTATATCGTTGACGTGAGCAACAAGACGGCCCCGACAATAGTGTCGTCGCTTTTGTCCGACCTGGTATCTCCGTCAAGCTATGTAAAATACGTCAACGGATATTGCTACCTGGTGAATTGGTCGTCAAGCGAGCCGAACCTTTATGTCATTGACGTGCGTGACCCCGCAAACCCATATATAGTAGCAAAGAAGTTTTACGCTCCTATGCCGCTTACGCTTGCAGTCCACGGCAAATATCTATATCTCGGATTTGCGGATTTCAGCCGTGAGCTTCCATACCTGGGCGTGATAGAACAGCCGGGAGTGAACGGCCCGACAGGGTTCTTCCACGACCTGCACGTTGGGTTCTGGGGAGAGGAATTGACCTATGGATACAAGCAGGTAAGGAACGGGCAATACTCTCATTCAAGAATACCCGTGATGAGCGGGATGACGAGATTGTTCGACGATGGAGACGACGAAGGCTCAGTAGAAGAAGGAGTCTACCTACAGAAGTCTGCGAACGTAATAGCAAAGGACGGAGAGACAAATGCAAGCCTTACATTCTACGACTCTGACAAAGAGAACCCGAAGGTGTTTGGCTATGACTACGGCAACGAGTATTACGAGCTTGACGATTTCTTCAGGTTCTCGTTCCCTAACACCGCCATTGAAAGTAAAGAGCTGACTGTTGACCTTTCAGCGTTAGTCCCTGACCTTGAGATAACTTTTCCAATTCTTCAAAGCGAGGCCCTAAGTTCTTTACCAGAAGTCGTTCCCTTCCCTTATGCTCTTGGTGTTTACGACAGTTTGGGAATATTCGCACAGGGAGATTTTGACGAGCCTGAAATCATATTTGCAAAGTCCGATTTTTCATCAAGCGGCTCTATCGGCATGAATTTAACGGACGAGTATGCGTGGGTGAATTGGGATTGGTGCGGGCAAGAGGACGGAGCATATGATAATGGAACGGAAGACCTGCGCTGGAAAGACGGGCATTACAGCGGGACGGTATATGCCGCAGGACTCACTCTGGGTTCAACAAGCCTGAACGAAACTCAATTACAGGCTTTATTGGCTTTGATATAAAAAGGAGGTGTTGAAAAATGGTTGATATGCAACAGGAGTTCGCAAAAATGAGGGCGTTTTCTAAGGTTACGGCAAGCGCATTGTCAAAGGTTCTTGCCAATTGCGAGAAAAGGGCTGTGAAGGAAAGCGACAGTTTGGCGAGGTTAGAATACTTTTCTTTTGACAAAGACGGCAAGGAAAAAATAATGCACACGCAAAAGATAAAGCTGTCTGATGTGACTTCACAGATAGCAAAGGTTGCCGAGGTTATTGAAAATAAAGAAGCGGAAAAGAAAGACCTGGAGGAAATAGTAAGCGTGATAAAGGGAGAGTAGCATGTGCTTGTGGTGGAAGAAACCTGATCTACAAAAGATAGACGACGGGGACGTGTCGGGTGCAACTAAAATCGAGTCCGTTCCGGTGGAGGCTCCTGCGTCCCCTGCAGGCGGCCTTGACGTGCTTGGGGATCCGTTCCCTGTCAAGTATGCCACTAAACGAAAGTCAACGGTCAGGCTTGTCATACACCACGTAGGCAAGCTGACCCGCGACGTATCGGCTGAAGAGATCCACAAGTGGCATATAGACAAAGACTACGGTGGGATAGGGTACCACTTTGTGATCCGCAAGAATGGAGTGATCGAACGTGGTCGGGCTGAGGACTTATGGGGAGCTCATTGTCTAAATCAAAACCACGATACCATAGGCATATGCGTGGTAGGCGACTTTGATATACAGCCCGAAGTCCCGCAGGCTCAGCTGTATTCGTTAAAAGAACTTGTCGACCTGCTGTGCAAGAAGTACCCCATAAAAGGCATATATGGGCATAGGGATCTAAAGGCCACGACCTGCCCGGGCAAAAACCTATACGCAAAGGTGAAAGAACTTGTGCCTCGATATTCAACATGAGCAGGAATTGATAGGCCGGGCTTCGCGGGAGATACTCGAGAACTTCCGCAGGGTAATGAATGAAGGGCGGGTAGATTGGTGCAGGGATCATGGAAAGGATTGCGGGGACTGTGAAGTGGAATGCGAGCACAATAAAAGGGTTAAGTCTTGACCCGTTTGCTACAATATAGGGGAGGGAAAACGGATGTATAAAATAGACCAGAAGTATTACAGCGGAGCGCTCCACGTAGCAGACGAGGACGGCAACCCTGTACTCGGGCTGACAACCGAGGATTTTGTGATAGAAATGTTCCTGGACGGAACCCCATACCAGATAGCCGTAACAATCAACGAGCTGACGAACGGGAACTACCAGGCCGAATTCATACCGGACGAGCCTGGCGTCTATACGCTCATAATCAGGCAACTGACATACAACCCCGCGGGATGGGCCGAACCGCCAGTGAGGGTGTGGCCGTACCCGTATGGGACTATACCGTCAAGCTCGTACGACTCGTTCCTTATTTCAATCGAGCCTGCGGATTTCAGGGATTATTTTACAAGGGACTTTAAGTACCTAAAGCCCTTCAGCCTTACCAAGGAATACTTCGAGGACGACATCGTTTCGTACCAAGTGGGCAATGACGTTAACTTTTATAAAATGCTCCTAACCTCGTCACAGGGCGTGATCCCCACAGAGGTCACAGACCCCCCGACGTGGGAGGCTGTGAACGTGGATGTGGACAATTACGTCCTTGACATGGACATACAAAAAGGGTTCGGGAAGGCGCTGACGCTTATAAACCCGGAACTGTTCGAGAACGGGCAGGTGCTGGTAGAGGCGTATTTGTACCTCACGGCTCATTATATGGTCAAAGACTTAAGGCTTGCCGGATCAGGGATCGACTCCAAGGGCGAGAGTATAGCAAGCTCGCAAAGCGTAGGCAGCGTGAGCGTGAGCTTCTCGGTGCCGGAACACTTCTCATCAAGCCCGACATGGGGCGAGCTTGCAACAACCGGCTACGGGCGCACGTATATCGCCTACGTTTGGCCCAGAATACAAGGCAAGCCGGGAGTCGCCAGGGGAAGGACACAGCCGTAAATGGCCGAAAATGAAGTCCGCGCAAACTTTGATGGGTTAAAGAAGCTCATCGGATCGTTCCGGGGAGTGAACGATATGCGCGTGAAGGTCGGGATCTTATCAAACAAAGCCTCTCGCAATGCCGGCGACGGGGAAACAAACGTAAGTATAGGAGCTAAGCACGAGTTCGGTTCCTACAGCGAGCATATACCTCAAAGGTCGTTTCTTAAAATGCCGCTTGAGAAGAAGTCGCAGGAAATAGCACGGTCGGCTATAAAGACTATAGCGCAAGACATGGTGAACGGGGACCTGATCCCAACGCTGAAGATCCTGGGGATCGCAGGGGAAGCGGCCGTAGCAGACGCATTCAAAAGCGGCGGGTTCGGTCAGTGGAAGCCGATATCTACCATGACGGCCGAGCTCAAAGGTTCCACAGCCATATTGATAGAAACAAGCCAACTGCAGAGATCCATAACATCTGCCGTTGTAAAGAAAGGCGAATGATGCCACGATCACCGCTGAACGCCAAAAACGGCCGCACGGGGCCTTTCCCCGAAATGGGAGGGTACCTGCCGATATGGTCTAACAGCATGACGTTCACAAAGATAACGGACGAGATAGTGGACTTTGAGAACGTTAAAATAAGCTCGGACTTTGAATGCGAGGGAGTATTCCAACCCATGCCCGGCCAGCAGATAGCATTTAAACCTGAAGGACAGCGGGCTTGGAAATGGTGGAGCCTGTGGACGCAGACGGATTACGACATAAACGTTGGGGACAATATCATCGACTTCAAAGGCAACAAGTACCGGGTAATGAAGCGCGCTGATTGGGCGCAAGGCGGGTACTACCAATTCGACCTTACGCAGGATTACGAGGTGACGGAATGAACGAAAACTCAGACAAAGAATATATACAGGTGATCGCCGATATCATCGAGCGCGAGCTTACACTGCAGCCCGCAAACCCTGCGAGCAAGAACCCGAACGACCGCCGGGTGTTCTTATGGAACCAGAACTTCACGCTCCCGGCGTACGACTATATGTTCGTCATCCTAAAAGAAACCCCTGGCCGGGCGATACACAACTCCTTCAAGTTCACCGACGACAGCCCACCGCAGCAGATACAGGAAGCGGTAATGCAGAAAGAGGTCACCGTGGACGTGCTGAGCCGGAACTCGGAGGCCAGGGAAAGAAAAGAAGAAGTTCTGATGGCGCTGGCCAGCTACTACTCGCAGGATCAGCAGGGAAAGAACGGGTTTAAAATATTCTCGCACCCGTCGTCTTTTGTGGATATCTCGGAAGTAGAGGGCGCGGGTAAATTGTACCGGTTCCAAGCCAGGTTCCAATGCCACGTAAAATACACAAAGACCAAGGCAATTGACTATTACGACGACTTCAGGGACGCCGAGGTTCATGAAAATTAGAGAATTGACAATAACGCCTGTTGTGTTAGAATTATTGCAGTAAAGACAAGGGGAGGCAAAAACATGGAAGTATCACTTAGCAAAATCATCAACGTAACGCTGATGGCGACTCCGCAGGGACTGCCGGGGTTCAATGTAAATTCGCTGGCTCTGTTCACCGACGAAACCCCGAACGTCACATTCGGCGATGACGGATATAAAATCTACAGGGATCCGGGTGGAGTGCTTACAGATTTCGGCCTCGCGTCTGATACTTACAAACAGGCCGTGGCGATATTTTCTCAAACCCCTAATATACTCACTGGCAACGGGTATCTTGTTGTAATCCCTCTGAAAGAGAACGCAGAGGCAACGGCTGGGATCATGCAAACATTGGCACCAGGTGCACTGGAAGCGTTTCAGCTCGTGGAGGATGGCGCGTTTAAGATATCCTTTGATGGGGTAGAAAAAAGCCTAACGGACCTTGATTTCTCAGATGCTGAAGACCTGGACGATGTTGCGACAGTGATAGATACTGCCTTGACAGGCGGGACGTGCGCGTACGTAGCATCCGCAAACTCAGGCCAAGGCGCATTCTTGTTTACTTCCTCAACTACAGGAGTAGACTCCAAGGTGACCAAGCTTTCGGCTCCCGCCGCAGGAACTGATCTATCAGGTGAAACATACCTCAACGGGACGGGCAACGTTAAGATAGTCAACGGCAAAGCCGCCCTGTCCGCAGAGGACATCGTCGAAGCTGTCGAGCGCACAAAGCTCGAGGTTTTCTACTTCGGAATACTCTCGACCATATCAGACACCGTCGAAAACGTCCTAAACTTCGCGGCCTATATGCAGACACAGGACAAGCTCGCATTCATCGGCAGGAACGACGCCGCCGAGATCGACACGCTATTTAAAGTAATTCAACAGTCCGGGCTTACCCACACTCGCTGCTTGCTGTATACCATAGGCGAGGCCGATGCAAGGGAGGCCGTGGCCGCATATGCATCGAGATTGTTTGGAATTAACTGGGCGGGTTCAAACACGATGTGTACAATGAACCTCAAGCAATTGGCCGGGATAACCCCGGACCCGGATGCCGCAAGCGACAATATCGACCAACAGGCCACGCTCTATGGATTTGATATCTACGTTTCAGTGGCGGGATATCCAGCGGTATTGTCTTACGGCGCAAACGGGTACGCGGATCAAATCTACGGGCAGCTATGGTTGAAACTGGCTCTGCAGGTCGCAGGGTTTAATCACCTGGCCATGACCAACACAAAGATCCCGCAGACCGAGCCAGGCATGAGCGGGCTGAAGGGTGCATTCGCAAGCGTATGTTTACAGGGGATAAGGAACGGATACCTGGCCAGTGGGCTGACTTGGACCAACCCGACAACGTTCGGCAACCCGGAAGACCTGCGCAGGAATATAACGGACGCTGGGTACTACATCTACTCGCTTCCGATAGCGCAACAGAGCGCTGCGGATCGCAATTCCAGAAAAGCGCCCCTTGTGCAGATAGCCGTTAAAGAAGCCGGAGCGATACACTCCGCAGACGTGATCGTGCAGATTTCATAAATTCATAATTAAGGAGGGCTAAGCGATGAGCGTAGAAGCATTAACGGGGGCAGATGTAATCCAGATAAACGGAAGAATTCTAACAGACCTCGCGGACGGCGATACCGGGGTGATAGAGTTCCCGAACGACGTAGGCAACGTAAAGACGGGCAAGAACGGCAATAGCATTTTTGCTTTTAACGCCACAGGCCGGAACGCCAATCTTACCTTAAGAGTAATGCTCGGCTCGGCTGACGATAAGTTCCTCAACAGCTTACTTCAATCGTGGATCGCCGACTCTGCTGCATTTACCACCATGACCGGACAATTTGTTAAGAAGGTTGGGGATGGAGCCGGGAACGTTAACAGCGTGACGTACGATATGACCGGCGGAATATTCAGGCGGCCTATAGCGGTCAAAGAGAACATGGAAGGCGACACCGAACAGGCCGTGGCCGTGTACCAATTCGCATTCGCTGACGGCAAGAGATCAATAGCTTAAGGAGCGGGCAATGGCAAAATACTGTAGTGTAAAAAAGAATGAGGATATTCAAACTATAAAAGAATATTGCAAAGCTTTTGATTTAACCTATGCCCAAGCTGGCAGCCCGAAAACAATTAAAGAGCTGGCTGACAACCTTGGGACTACAGTGGCTGACCTAAGAAATCCATTGGGCGGGCATACAAGCCTGACGTTGAAAAAGAACGCGAGCGGGAAATCATGGATGATATCCGTGGACAAAGAGTATTATTCACAAAGCAGAGAGTCTGCGCTTAAAAGCAAAGGATTTTCGGACGCAGGCGGTGGCGGAGGTAGCTATGAATTTGAAATATCCGGCAAATCAAGAAGCGAAGTTAAAGACATTATAAGCCAGGTGTTCGGATCGGATAGTAGCGACATAAGTATTATAGATATAGGGCGCTTCAATGTGGCCAAGAAGAACTCTGTGTCCGACGCAGAGCGAAAGGTTAGGGAACAGGCCGACTGGAAAGCAAAAGTCGAGGAAATCATTAAGGGCGTGGTGGAAGACTTCCGCATGGATGCGAATGACGAGAAAGAGCTCAGGGAAAAACTCGGCATCAAGAAGAACGCAGCGCCTCGCAAGTTCTGCTCTAAAAAGTCCGCATAAATTCAAAGGGGGGTACAAAATGGCCATTCAGTACACAGCGCCGTCCGGCGCAAAGGTTGAAATTACATTATCAAGCTACGGAATAGCGTTCGAGCTATTCAGGGCTGTTCTAAAAGCAGCCAGGGAAGGTGGGGTGGCTTCTAAGCTCCCGGACAAATTTGATATGGGGTCTTTCCAGGATATGGACATCAAAAACTTCGGAGGGTTGGCCGATGCATTCATAGACATTCTTGCCTCAAAAGAAGTCGAGGACTTACTGTTCCAGTGCTTCCAGAGATGCACGTACGATGACGGGGTCAAGGAACGGATCACGAGAGAAACGTTCGAAAAAGAAACACGCCGGGGAGATTTCATCCCCGTGGCATGGGAGGTCGGAAGTGCCAACATCCGCCCTTTTTTGAGCCACCTTCCTTCGTTGTTAAAGAACGCCCCGCTACCGGGGACGAACGCTTCCCCACAGTAGATATCAAAGCGGACGACAAGATCCTCTGTGCGGTAAGGCTGGCTCAAGCAGGGTATGGAAGCCCAGAGGAGATCTTAAATATGAGGGTAGATATCGTAATCCACATGATATTATACGACAAATTCTACAATGAATATCAACGCGCCTACCAATACCTTAACCTCAAAAAAAGGGATTAAAAAAGACATGGGAAGGTGTTATAATCAAGCCAAATGAAAATCTCAGAACTTTTCGTATATCTCGGAATTAAAGCCGACGAGAAAAAGGCTAAGGACTTCTTCCGCATACTCGAAGACGGCAAAAGGTCGTTCCTGGGGATCGCCGCCGCAGCGGTAGGCACGTCGATCGGCGTGGGGACGATGTTTAATAAGATACTCGGGACCTCGATAGCACTTGCACAATTCAACGCACAGACGGGATTATCAACGTACAAGCTCCAGGAGTGGCAACACGCCGGGGAAGGATTGGGGGCGTCCGCGGAAGGCGTGGCGTCGTCTATTGCGAGCCTGAGCGCACGCCTGGCAGAGATAAGAATGACAGGAGCGGGAATAGGTCCGTTCGCCAGGCTTGGCATAGACGTAATGACAAAGGACGTATGGCAGGTCCTTGACGAAATGCGCCGGCTGTCTAAAAGCGGCGAGATATCGCCTCAGATGTTCTCAAACCTCGCGCAATCCATGGGTATCATGGGCGACCTCATCCCAGTGCTTAGATTGTCAAATGACGAGTTTGACCGTATGGCAAACCGAGAGGCGATAATAAGCGACGAGCAGATACGGCAAATGGTGAAGTTCAACGTGGAGCTGAAAGCCCTGGGACGAACAATAACCATGGTATTTGCCGATGCCTTTAAAGAAGTTACTCCACAACTCGAAGATATTGTGAAAAAAATAGACGCGTGGATAAAGTCAAACCGCCCAGAAATTCAAAAATACGCAAAGATGATCGGAAGCTACCTTGGAGAGATAGGGAGCATAGGGAAGGCCACATGGGAAGGGCTGGATCATGTAATAACGCAAACCATGGGATGGGCTAATGCACTCGATTTCTTGGTGGCGGGATTGATTGCATTCAAGGCTCCATGGTTATTCTTCTTGGATGCCATAAATGCTATGTCGATAATGCAGGGGCCGGGGAGCTTTGCAGAAAAGACTAAGGGAATAATGACCAAGACCATCACAGGAAGAATGCTTTCGGCTCTTATGGATACATCAAACAAAAGCTTTCGTGGGATGGACGAGATAATGGAAAAGCACGGGCTTGGGTTCATGGGAAGCATGGAAGACCTATGGGGCGTAATTACAGGGCAATCTCATCAGAAAACTATGAAGATGCTTTTTCCTGATTACTATCCAGATATAATTCCAGAAAGACAAAAGCCTCCTGTGGGGCAGCCCCGGTCATCAACCAACAATTTCAATATATCCCTGAACTCCAACAGCAGCGATAATATGGAGCTGTCAAAGATGATCACCGAGGAGATATCAAGAATGATAGACAGTGCATCAATGCAAACGCAGGGAGCAATGGCATGACAACAGGACAGATAACGGACTATGGCGCATGGCTAAAAGCGCAGGCTAATTCGTACATCATAAAACCTATAACAGCTAAAGGTATCGGCGGGTTTGTATTTGACCTCCGGGATGATGAACGGGCCGAGCTGAGGGCCGAGATAACGGATTATGTCATGGAGGACAACTCGGTATCTCAAGATCATATAGCGCTTAAAGCCCCAACAATAACGTTGCGGGGGTTCATAGGAGAGGTAAGCCAAACGATAACCTCGCCCGTCCCGGCGTCCGCAGCGCTTCAAAACAAGCTGACGGATTTATCAACTTATCTTCCGCAATACTCAACGGGAGGGCTATTGGCGCTTAGCAATGCCGTAAGCCAGGCCGGGAGCGCATTGCAGGAAATAAATCAAGCCGTAGACCGGGCGCAAAACCTCGTGTCGCTCATTACGCGCTCGCCCTTGGGGACGGCGCAGCAGAATGCCTTTGCCGCATTAAAAGCTATGTGGCAATCAAAGCAGGTGGTGACGGTAGAAACTCCCTGGGAATACTTTGACAACATGGCAATCCAAAACGTTATATTCGAGCAAGACAATAAATCGGAAATGTACAGTGACGTGATAGTCACGCTGAAACAGCTCAGGTTCGCTACTTTACAAATACAAACATCTGATTTGGCAGGCAGGGCGAAGGAAATGTTTGCTCCATTGGTATCAAAGCAGATAAAAGGCGATGAGATTGATCCCCTATCGCCTCCGTGGAATAATGCGACAAAAGGCATTCAAACGGCGGTTCTATCATTTATGGGAGTTCAATAATGTACCAATTACCAAACATCACGGGCGATCCAAAACAGAGGCTGACGCTTATTCTTCCCGATGGGGTCAACACCGCAACGCTTGAATTAAGATATTCGTCTATCAACAAGAGCTGGTTCTTGGACCTCGAATATCAAACTACGGCTATCAAAGGTCGTAGAGTGTTTGCCAGCCCGAACATGCTTCATCAGTGGAAGAACATTCTGCCGTTCGGATTGGCGTGCTACGTGCTCGACGGATCGGAGCCATACCTCGCGGACGACTTTCTAAGCGGCCGGTGCGGGCTTTTACTGCTGACGCAGGCCGAAGTAGCCCGGTACACAAGCTTGCTCGGCGAAGCGAAAAGCACAGCATGAAATTCCAGAAAATATATCAGCTGCGAGTTCAAATGCCCTACCCTAACGGTGGTACGTTAGAAAACCCTAAAGGGGGCGAGTGGGTTGTGATACAGCTTCCCATGACAATTGAATTCACGGTCGACCGAACGGCATACGCCTCGGCCAACACAACGGCAATAAAGATTTACAACCTCTCGCAGGCAACGAGATCAAAACTGTTTCACGCCAGGTTCTTATATCCCGACCCCTTATCACCGCGGAGTCCTTTAAACGAAGTCCGGCACGTCGAGCTGTACGGTGGCTACGAAGGCGAGAACCAGGCGCTGTCGTTAATATTCAGCGGGTACTTGTTCTACGGCAACAGCACGCGCAAAGGACCGGACATGATCACTGAGCTGGAATGCATGGACCCCGGCGTGTGGACGTATAATTCGATATCAAGCAAGAACTTCCGCAAGGGGTCTACAGAAGCGGATATCATAAAAGGACTACTGCTGGACATGGGATATAAGAACGCGATCGTCGGGACGAGCTTTGAAAGCAAAATATACAGCCCGAACAGGGATGCCGCGCTTCACGGCGACACCATGAAGATAATAGACGAGATCAAAGGCGACGGGATATTCACGATCGACAACGGAGTCCCGCTTGTGCTTGGCAAGGACGAAACAACGGCGGGGGCGATCATGCCGACGATCGACTCGAGCTCCGGGCTTTTGAACGTCCCGGTGAAAACAAACCAGGCGTTAATCGTGCCTCTTATGTTCACGCCTCAATTACAGGTCGGGCAGATGGTCACGATCCGCGCCCAGGAAACTATGAGATACAGCGATTATAACGGAGTATACCAGATTGTGGGCGTAAGGCATCAAGGGATGATATCGGGTTCTCACGACACGCAAACCACCACGACACCATCGCTTAGAATACACGCAAAGGTAGGAATAGGGCAATGAAGAACAATCTGCCGGAGAAACCTAAGCTGTCGGATATAATAGAAGACTTCATATCAAAGGCGCTCAGCAACACGTTCTGTGCGCTCCCAGGGCGCATAGAGTCCTACGACCCGGCCAAAAGCACGGCAGAGGTGTCCGTGGGCGTAAAGCGCGCCATAAACGATATTACGGGGGCTACGACCGATTATCCGCTGCTGACGGATGTTCCCGTGTTCAGGCTGACCGGCGGCACGGCCGGGGTGAACCTGCCTATCGTCAAAGGGGACCCGTGCCTTTTAATATTCTCGGACAGGAACATCGACAACTGGTATGCCACAGGAAGCGCACAGAAGCCCAACAGCCGGCGTATACATAGCATAGCGGATGGCTTTGCCATTGTGGGCTTCAGGCCCCTCACAAACCCCGCCACAGGCCCCGATTACGAGGCTACGAGCCTATATGACGGTGACACGCAGATAAGCATAAAGAGCGGCAAGGCGGCCATAAAAAACGCCACAACGGACATAAAGACGCTTATCGACTCGTTAAAAACAGCAATAAATAGTGCCTTTTCTGGTGCCACGGTAACCGTGACGGACACAGGATCGGGCGCACCTCAGACGGTCGGGTTGTCATATACTTTCACCCCCCCGGACTTTGGGGGGCTATTGTACACAGGCGACGATCAACTACCTTAAAGAAAGGGGGTGGGTGGAGTGATAGAAATTCTACAGTCGATAGCGAGTGGAGCTTGGGGATGGGCGCTTGCTGTGTGGGCGTTCATAGGAAACAACAGCGGGCCGATTTCCGTGATACTGGCCTTGCTCGTGGCGGTCTTTGGATTGGAGTCTAAGGCGCGGGACGCTATTGCCGCGGTCAATGAGATGAAGGTAAAAATATCCATGACCCCGGAAGAAGCGTTGAATGCCGCCGCTGATTGGATGGGAAACACTAAATGGACGGGTTGGATACCGCTCGGAGTGAGAAGGTGGATTGTCCAGACAATATTCAACTCGATGAAAGAGCTTGTGAAGAAAAAGCTCGGAACATAAAAACAAGGATAGGGGGGGCGCCGCGTCCGGGGCTTCAGGTGGTTGGCATATGGATTACCCCCCTATCCGAAACCGCAGGCCCCGGACCCGGTCAAGCGCCGGAGCGTTATGAACTCCGGCGCTTTGATTTTGCTCCTAAAAAAACGTTACTTTTAAATTCTCGCTAAAGGTACGGAAAAGGGCTTGACAGAAATCTGACGCGGGCGTATGATAGCGATTGTGGTAAGGAAAAAGTAAATGCAAGAAGCGAAACTAAAGCAACTCACAAACCGACACCTGGCAAAACTTCTCAACTCGCTTGACGAAATCAACACGCCTCAAATCATCAAGGATCAGGTCATGAAGCACTTCTGGTTTTTCAGTAACGACATTAAGGATCAAGTATTAAGTAAGGAGCAAGGGAATGAGAGGCCCGCAGATTGAAGACGGATATATACGCATAGCAAATACACTTCTTGAGGACTTTGCGGAGATCCCGCTTTCCGGCTCCGAGTGGAGGGTTTTGTTTGTGGTGATAAGAAAAACATACGGCTGGAATAAAAAAATAGACCGAATACCCCTGTCACAGTTCGAGAGCGCAACGGGAATAGAACACCGCCGTCTCTGCCGGGTACTAAAAGGGTTAGTGGCTAAAAGAGCACTACTAAAGACCAATTTTTGCTATAGCTTAAACAAAAACACTAAAGAGTGGGTAGTGGCTAAAAGACCACTGGCTAAAAAGGCACCAGAGGTAGTGGCTAAAATGGTCACAGGTAGTGGCTTTTCCGACACTTTGCCAGTGGCTAAAAGAGCACACTCAAAAGACACTCTTTCAAAAGACAATTCAAAAGACAGGGATTTTTCTCAAAATGCTCAACCGGACCCGGACCGGATACCCGGACCGGACGAAGTCAAAAACATGATCGGGCAGATACTGGGGGAGATAAAGTGAGGCAAAAATAAATGCATAAAGGCGACTATATTTTGGTGTTGTCCTGGTTATTGATGTAAAAAACAGAACGGAGGACAAAGACCATGAAAGACCTGACGACGGAAATGTGGCCGATAGAAGAACTGAAAGAGTGGGACAAGAACCCCCGGAAGCCTACCAAGGCGGGCATAGAGAACCTCAAAAAACAGATCACGGACCTTGGCCAATACAAGCCCATGTTAATTAATACAAACCCCAAGGTGGCCCCCATAGGATCGGTAGCCGGTGGCAATATGCGCCTGAAGGCTTTGCGCGAGCTTGGCACCCCGAAGGTCTGGGTGATCCCCATAGCATTTAAGAACGAAGAGGAAATGATAAAAGTGGCGCTGTCCGATAACGACCGCGCCGGGGTGTATGTAGAAGACTCGCTTTTGGAATTAGTAAAGGGACTATCAAGCATAGACCTTAAGACTTATTCTGTGGATATTAAAGAAGCACCTCTTCTATACACACTAACAAGCAACACGGCGCTTTCGTCGGAAAAAGACGACGACATCCCGGCCCCCAGAAAGACAAATATAAAAATTGGGGATATGTTCAAGCTTGGAGAACACAGACTTCTGTGCGGCGATGCCACGAGATATCAGGATGTCGAGAAGCTTTTGCAAGGGGAGCAGTCCAATATGGTGTTCACCGACCCGCCGTACAACGTCGACTACGGAGCAAACAAAAACCCCCGTCACAAAATCCGGCAGATAAAGAACGACAAACAGTCCCCAGAGGAATGGAAAATATTCTGTGCGAGTATATTCGAGATATTTAAAAAGTACAATAAAGGGGATATATATCTCTGGGGTGGACCTGAGCCGGATGGAATGTCCTCCCGGCTTCAACTCGTAGAAATGGGATGTCATTGGTCTGCCACGATTATATGGAAAAAACAGCAACTGGTGCTTACTCCTGCGAACTATCAAAGGATGTACGAGCCGTGTTTTTATGGATGGTTTGAAAAAAGCAGCTTCCAGGGCGACCGCAAACAAACCGAGGTGTGGGAAATAGACCGTCCGCTGAACTCCAAGCTTCATCCGACTATGAAGCCAATCGAGTTATGCGAGAAAGGGATTAAGAATAGTTCGGCTCCCGATGATATAGTCCTCGATTTGTTTGGAGGTTCCGGTTCGACATTAATTGCCTGTGAAAAATTGAACCGCAAGTGCCGGATGATGGAGCTTGACCCCGTTTACTGCCAGGTGATCATAGACCGATGGGAGGATTTTACGGGCAAGAAATCGTCCCAGATTAAATGCAAAAAAGTTTATTGACTTTTGCCTACGGGTAGTATATGATACTGCTCGAAGGGGGTGAGAAAAGATGCCGGGATTAAACAGGATCATAGCAACAGGAAGGCTAACGAAAGACCCAGAACTTCGATACACCAAGGAAGAAGTGCCGGTGGCGAGGTTTGTTGTTGAGGTGAATGCGGCAAAATCCTCCGACCCGCAAACTTTTGTTTGTGTCGCACGTCGGGGCCTTGCAACAATCGTTGCAGAATACCTCAAAAAAGGGAGTCTGGTAGCCATAGAAGGCAAAATGCAGCCCAAGACCTATAAAAGCAAGGGAAAGGACAAAATGGCGGCCTATATATCCGTAGACAATATGTTGATGTTAGATACGAAGTTTTACAAATCGACCGTCAAATCCGAGGCCGAAGCTTAATGCTCAAGATCCAAATAAAAGAAAGGGGAATGGAAAGATGGGAAAGAGAAAGGATAAAGGCCGGGATAAGGAATGAAATGCTAAAAGGATCGAATCCCATAAAGACGGTAGTGGTCGAAACCCCGCAGGACTCAGCGATAGAAGAAACCCGCGCTTCCAGGCAGATAGTCATATTTGCAGACACAGCATCGCAAAAGATACGCATCAAAGAAGCCGCAAAACAAGCAGGGCTGTCGATGTCCGCATTTGTGCTAAGAGGCGCGCTAAAGCTCGCGGAAGCCGATGCTTAAGCAACTACTCATATGGATCGGACTTGCCGAAGAGGATCATTATTTCGTCAGGGAAATGAGAAAGGCCGGGGTGATGAAGTGAGGGATAAAGGGAACCTTTGGTGGGGATATAAGCACACAAGTGGAACATACCAGGCAAAAAGGTACTTTGACGCATTAGATATATCGGAGGCCGAAGAAAGCCCTTTTTGCGAAGAGGTTGTGGGTCCGTTCGAAGCCAGAGACCGTGAAGAAGCCTTAAAGAAAGTGGAGGATTTAACCTCATGATACTAAAGGAGTACGAGAGGGCGAAGGAAGTCCTCTCAAGGCCGTTAGCAAAAGGCATGAAGGTAGAATACCAATCCCCAAAAGCCGATGACACGCAGGACTCGCTGAAATTGTCATTTTGTCTTATGCGCGCACGTCCCGCAAGACTGGAGCGAGTAATATGAAAAGAACAGTAAAGGTGGTGATGAAGGGGTCGGAGATCGTAGACTTGGTACATGACCGCATTCTCCAACGGGAAAAAGAGGACGTGGCCATTGATGCGTCCGAGCTTGAAAGAGCACTGGACGGCGAGCGAGAGTACGAGTTCGAAATAAAAGAGATAGGGGGATAATTCATATGCCGATTAAAGGAATATCAGAGATCGCCAGGCTTCCCAGAATGGGTAAAATCCGGCTTGGTATAAAAAAGAAGTCCGAAAAGTCCGGGGCTGAGTATCCTGAAAAGACAGACTACTTCGTGGTTGATCCCAACGACGAAGCGATAATGGAAGAAGTGCGCCGGGCGTACGGCGAGAAGCCAAAAGCGCTGGACATCATTTTTCCGATAGACGATCCGGACCAAATATTCCCGCAGTTCATGAAAAGGTATTCGTTTAGCACGCTGATATGCAAGGGCGACGGGGTGGACGCTACCGAGATAGTTCTCGACAAGGACGGCAAAAAGACCGGGGAAAAGCAGGTAAAATGCGAAGGGTGTCCTCATCAAAAGGACTTCATAAAAGACGGCAAAAAGATCAACCGCAAATGCCGCCCGATGGCTTCGCTTCAGTTCCTGCTCCCCAAGGTCCCCGGACTCGGCGTGTGGCAACTCGACACAAGCTCGTTTCACTCGATCATAAACGTCAACGCCGGGCTGAAGCTTGTCCAGACGATATATAAACGGATATCGGGCGTACCGCTACGGCTGATCCTCAGCCCAAGAACGGTCAAGGCCGAAGGCCGCGCAAAGACGGTCTACGTGATAAGCTTGTCTATCGAGGGGACCCTGCAAAACGCCATGCGCGAGAACTCCACAAAGGCGATAGCAACCGAGTCGCCAAAAGCGCTACTGCCGGCCCCGGACGAAACCCACGAGGACCACTTCGTGGAAGAACCCATCGAAGCGGTCGTGGAGGCAGAAGAACAGCCGGAAGACCACGAGGACGGGTTTATCGAGAGTCTGGACAAAGAGCCAGAAGAACTAAAGGCCACGCTAAAAGGCCCCGAAGCCATAAAGCTCCTGGGGGCGCAATTGAAGCAACTCGGGTACGCGCCGGCGCTGATGACGGCATATATCCAGAAGCAGTTTCAAAAGACCGGGACGAAGTTCATGACAGAGCAGGAGCTCAACAAGGCCGTAAATCATCTGGGTAAGATAATCCAGGTGGTAGAACTCGGGACCCAGGCGTTTACCCGCGACGAGATAGAGGGCTACGTCAAGAACTTCTACAAGCGGGACTCGCTGCTCGGATTGTCCGATGACGAAATAGACCACTATGCGAACTTCCTCACCAGGGCGATCCCGAAAGGCAAACAATGAAAGAGTTCAAAAGCGACCTCGTCCTGTTGTTCGAAGCTTCCAGCGGGTGGAAGTTAGAGGACTACCTATACGACCGCGCTTCAAAGTGTTGGTCCTGGGCAATGATCGCAGACGAGATGAACATCAGCATCGTCCGGCTGTTGACCTCACAGGATAAGGCATCCAAGCTTCTGAGGTTAAAAATAGTAAAGGACGGATTATTCAGGGTGAACGAAAAGAACCTCGGCAGGTGGTACTCAAGGTGGGGGATCAAAAGCAAAGTGAAGCCGGGGAGAAAACAAAAGAAAGGGAAAAAGAATGCTATCTAAAATGGAATACCAAGGCTACAGGGATATCGTAGAGGGAAAGGAAACGCAGGAGATACTTTCAAGCAGCAACCCGGACATGATAAGCAAGCTCGGTGGGGATATGGCCTGCTACTACGCAAGGCTAAGCGGAGAGTACGCCGACATCCGGGACGAGATAATGGGCGAGTTCGTGAAACTGGTGCAACCCGGACCAGACGGATCAAAGGGCATGACGGCTTCACAAGCCGAGAAGGAAAGCGAGATCAACGTCAACGCCCAGCACGAGGTCACGCGCCGGCAGATAGAATACCTAATGCAAGCGCTGGATAAAATAGGGTTCGCTTGCTCGGCAAGGGTTAGGAGCTTCTCAAAAGAAGGGAACTTCTAAGGATCATGTTCTCCGAAATCTCCCCGGTACAAAGCAAACAGCGCGACACCGAGAACTACTCGGTGGCCAAGGTAATTCAAAGGACGGGATACGAAAACATCGAATACCTGTACGTCAAGCTTAAAACCGGGGAGTACACCGTCACCAGAGGGCTGAACAAAAAGGGCGGGGTTTATGTTCGGAACTGTTGGGGATTTTACAAGCCAAAAGGTCCTGGCATAACAGACAAAAGAATTCTCGATAGGCTGTGGAAGGAAAAGATAGAATTCATTCAAAGAAAGGAAGAAGTCGATGAACAACAATAATCTTCTGATAAAGGATCTGCGGCTCTTGGCAAACCTCCGGGTATTCATGTCGCAACACAAAGGCATGGAAAATGCAGTATCAAACGATGAATTGGCAAGCAGCCTCGGCGTGTCGAAAGTAAAAGCCCGCGGGATATACGCGCAAGCCGTCCGCATGGGGAGCCTGTACGGATCGCATCCCGACAAGGGGTTTTTTGAGATAACCTCACGGGAGGAACTCGACATCTCAACTCGTCAGTTAAAGTCGAGAATGAAAAAGATGTCCGAGAGGTTAAATGCCCTGGAGCGAGCCTACGAAATGAGCCAGGTGCAGCCCATCAAAATGCCACTGAAGCCAGGCCAAATGTGCTTGACAATCCCAATCTACAGGTAGTATAATAAAACGAGCAGGGGGGTAATAAATGAAAATCGCTATTGTTGCAGACGCTCACTTCCGCGGAAAGAAGCTCCAGGACAAACGCCTCGCATGGGAACAAGCTGTTCGTAAAATGATAGATCTCGAAATTGATATGCTCATACTTGCCGGAGATACGTTTGATACTCGAAACATAGGATCAAGGTACGCATCTACAGGAACAGTTCTCGAAGCGTTCACGACCCCACTAAAAACGCTGACGGACAGAGATATCGAGGTCATAGCCATAAAAGGCAATGGGGTACATGAGGGAACGAACGGAGATCAGAAAAGCCCCATTGAGGTGTTCACTAACACAAAGGTCAAGGTAGCTCAGGGGTTAAACCATTTCCCGGTTGGCGACGTCAATCTCTATTTTATACCATGGTTGGAAGACCAAGACCGCGACGAGCAGCTGAAGGTATTCTTGCGCTACGCCAAAGATGACAAGTTCCCAGCATTCAAGCTCATAGTCGGGCATCTAACCGTCAAGGGGTGTACTCTCAATAACGGCACGGTCATGCAAGGTGGAGGCGAGTTCGAGGTCGCACCGGAAGACTTAGAAGCGACGGGCGCAGACCTTATAGCACTTGGTCACATTCACAAACGGCAAAAGATAGGCGAGAAGATTTGGTATGTCGGAGCATTATCGCAGGACAGCTTCGGAGACGAAGGAAACCCTCAAGGGTTCATGCTCGTGGATACAGAAAAAAGAATGCACGAGTTTATAGACATCGACGCACCGAAATACTTCACGATAGACGACGCTCCAGTCCCTAACCCCTTCCACACAGAGGATTACATAAAATACCGGTTCAAAGAACCACCAGAAAACTATGACGAAATAGCGGCGCTCCCAAACACAACCATTGAGATAGTCCCCGAACGGGACATCATCACCCGCGAGGTAGAAGGGATAGAGGCAGGGCGCAGCGACGAGGATTTGTTGCGAGCCTGGCTTGTGCAAAAAGATTACACACCGGATGATATCGAAAGGATCGTCAAAGAAGCACGGGAAATATCGGAGGGGGTAGAATGAAAATAAACCGCATAGTCCTAAAGAACATTGGCCCCCACAAGGCGACCGAGATATTCCTCGACGACAAGCCCCCGGTATGCGCTATAACTGGCCGCAATGGAGCCGGTAAGACGTTCCTGCTTGAGGCGGCTCCGGCTTGCTTATACGGCGACTTCCCGACGCGACCGGGATCGCTGTACGACAGAATAACGAACGGGTGGAAGGGCGAGGCATCGATAAGAGTAGACTTCGAAATGAACGGGACCGCATACCAAGCCGTCAGGAAGCTTAAGCAATCCGGCAAGACCACGTCGTCCGAGGCGACATTAAGCCGCATGGGATCGATTGTTGATGTTGTGGCGGGGCCAAAGGTCACGGACTTCGAGCAGGCCATAAGGAACCTCTTAGGTCATGAGGACACGTTCCTGGCGAGCGTGTTCAGCAGCCAAAAGAACACGGGCGACCTGTGCGACGCGAAGCCGTCGGAGCGCAAGGCCGTCCTGGGCCGGCTCATAGGACTGGAAAAATACGACGTCCTGTCAGACGCAGCAAAGAATAAAGCCCGGTCGCTGACCGCCGAGATAGAGTCGCAAGAAGCGGCGTTGTCGGTGCTTAAGGAAAGGTCGTCCGGGGTGATCGAGCAGAAGACCTCGCTGAACGAAATGGAAGCCGAGCTTGTAGAAGCCCAGCAGAAGCTTGAGATACAAAAAGAACGGGTAAGGGAAGTAGAGAAAAAGATCAACGCCTTTGCCGTAGCAAAGGAACGGTGGCTGAACCTCGACAAGCAGCTCGCTTCACTTGTTCAAGAAGTCGGCGCATTGGAAGCAGCGCTGAAAAGCGGACGGGAAGCGTGGACGAGCCTAAAGAACCAGATATCCGTCGCCCCGGACCCTATACAGGCACAGCAAGCGTATGACGAGGCATTGGAAGTAAAGGACTCCCTGCAAAAGAAAGCGCAGGAAGAAGACCGCCTGGCATCCGAGAAGCGGCTTGCTGAGTCGGAGATCCGCGCAATACAAGCAGAACTCAAACAGCTCGAAAGCCGGGCCGCGCTGATAGAAAAGACACCGGCACAGGAAATATGCAAAACCTGTCCCTTGGTAGCAAGCGCATGGGAGGCCAAAAACGCCATGGCCGAGGTCCAAGGACGACTGGATAAAGCCCAGGCAAAACTTGACAGTATAGGGGACGTTCCGATTACAACGACAAAAAGCACGCTGAGCGCCGTTATAGCCTCTCTGCCGGGGCTTAAGGCTTCCGTAGATAGCAGTAGGGCTGTTGGCGAGCTGAAGGGCAGGTTGGGCGAGCTGGAGGCCCAGGGGAAGGCGCAAAAGGACGACCTCGAAAAGAAGCGCACGGAGTACCAGAGGCTTGAGGTGGAGGTCAAAGTCGCCAAGGATCAATGCTCGCCGGGAAATCTCGATAACGACATGGCCATGGCAGAGCAGGCACAAAAGACAACAGAACGAGCCATAGAGTCCCTACTTGGCGAGATATCATCCGCAAAGACCATCATCAAACAAAAAGAAACGGACGCAGAAAAAGCAACCGGCATAGAGGCTCACATAACAGGAGTACGGCAAAAGATATCAGACCTTAAGGAAATCGAACGGGCGTTTGGGAGGTCGGGAATTCAGCCTCTTATCATCGAACAAGCCCGGCCCGAACTCGAACAGGTGGCCAACGAAATGCTCGGCCAGGCAACGGAAGGCCGTATGCAGGTACGGTTCGCGACGACCAAGGAACTGAAGTCCGGGGAAACAGCGGAGAGCCTTGACATAATAATCACACGGGACGGGCAGGAACAGGAGATAGGAGAATTCAGCGGAGGCGAGCAGAAGCTCATCCGCACGGCCATCCGGCTGACCCTGTCCGTATGGCAGGCCAGGCGCGGGGGATCACGGCTCAGAACGCTATTCATCGACGAGGTGTTCGACTCCCTGGACGCCGAAAACAGCGAACGGATACTAAAGCTTCTGCAATCACTCCAAGGCCAGTTTGATAGAATACTGTTAATAAGCCATGACGACGACCTGCTCGAAATACTACCGGGGAGGATTGCATTATGAAAATATACACGCCCCCTGCTCGCTTGATGTTGTGGGTCATTCTTCTTGCGATTTTGATATTGGGATATTTATTCGCTATGGATCACTGCCTTGACGCGCCTAAGAGTGAATACCGCCGGGGCCTTGAGGACGGGCTAATGGCTGGTCGTTCCGAGGCGTATGTTCTGTTAAGAAAAGGCAGCCGGGCGAACGCCGAGAACTACTGGATAAGGCTAAAGAACGAGGCAATGAAAAAGGGTATCTGGTATCCACTGGAAATGATTGGAAAGGAGGACAAGCAATGAAGCTGACGATAGAAGATATTCTTAGGCGTTTGGTAAATTCAGTAGCGACTCAATTTGGTAGTGAGTATGTGGAGTTCCACAACAAATCAATAGCAAGAACTTCCGCCGACATACAGGCGTATGTAAAGCAGGAGATGAGGAAGATGGTGCCTGAAGAAAAGATAGATAATAAGGCATACGAAAGAAGTTATAGATATGAGTTGACAGGCTTTAATGACTGCCGTTCCTCTATCCTCTCCGCTATCGACAACTATGGAAAGGAGGACAAGCAATGAAACGCTTTGTGGAAGTTGATGAAAAAGCGACAGAAGAACAAGGAAAGTTTGATAAAGAACGAATTGTTTTGATACGAGCATCCAAACAATCATTATATGGTATTCCTATTGAAAAAGCAAAAATTCTTTTCGACCTCATCTCTCAAGTGCCTGAGATAAGGGAAAAATTAGCAGAATGTTTGTATATGTCAAAAGCTCAGAGAGATTGTGCGGAAAAGTTCTTCAAAGAAAAACTTGTTCATTGGAAAGATTTGGAGATAAGAGAAAAGAATTGGGACATCATCAAGGATTATTGGTATGCGTTAGCCGACTCGATTTTACAATTATTCAAGGAGGTATGAGGGGATGAGTTATGCAGGAATTTTGGACTTCATAAAAGGAGATAAGCACGAAAAGGTAGATGCGGGAAATATACCCATAAATGAAAACGGACAAGCCGTAG